AATATTAAATTTAAAGAAGTTATTAAAAAAGTAGCTACTTCAGGATTAATAGGCGATGAATCTTGTGACTTTACAAACGCAGGAACAGTTACATTAACTGAAAGAATTATTCAACCAGACAATTTTCAAGTAAACCTTGAATTATGTAAAACACCATTTGAATCAGATTGGGGTGCAGTATCAATGGTCTATTCAGCTTTTGACAACTTGCCACCTGATTTTTCAAGTTTTTTAATAGCACACGTTGCTGAACAAGTTGCTGCTTCGACAGAATCAAATATTTGGCAAGGTAACCTTGGTGGTGCTCAAGCTGGTGAGTTTAACGGATTCACAACTTTAGCTGCTGCTGATGCTGACGTTATTGACGTTGCTGCTGTAGGTGGAGGTGTTAATTCTGGAAATGTAATTGCTGAATTAGGAAAAGTAGTAGATGCTATTCCAAGCACATTATACGGAAAAGATGATTTATTCATTTATGTATCTCAAAACGTAGCAAAAGCATACGTTAGAGCACTTGGTGGATATGCAGCTTTATCAAATGTAGCTGGAACTGAAAACGTAGGTTCTGTAGGTGCAAATGGTATTGATAACAGAGGAACATTATGGTACGGAGGAAACGAAAACCTTTCTATCGATGGAGTTAAAATATTTGTCGCTAACGGATTACCAAACAATTATATGTTTGCTGCACAAAGATCTAACCTTTACTTTGGTACTGGATTAATGTCAGATTACAATTTAGTAAAATTAATTGATATGGCAGATATTGATGGTAGTAAAAACGTAAGAGTAATTATGAGATTTACTGCTGGAGTACAATACGGAATTGGATCAGAAATAGTTCTTTATTCATAATAAATAAATTAACCAAAAATTAGGGTAGGTGGGTTAGTGCCTATCTACCCTTTTTTAATATAAAAAATAAATAATATGGCTTGTACATTAAATAAAGGACGATTATTGCCTTGTAAAAGTGCCTTTGGTGGTATAAAAACGGTATGGTTTGGAGACTTCGGTGGATTAACTGGAGTTGTTGTTGGTGCTGATGGTGAAGTTTCATCAATCACAGGAACACAACCAGATTGGTATCAATATGATGTAAAAGGTAATTCATCACTTGAAACAACAATAACAAGTTCAAGAGAAAATGGAACTACATTTTTTACTCAAACATTAAATTTAACATTAACTTATCTTGACGCACAAACACAAAACGAATTGCAAATTATTGCAGTTGGTAGACCGTATGTAGTCGTAGAAGATTATTATGGAAATCAATTTTTATGTGGATTAGAAAACGGAATGGAATGCGTTGGCGGGACTACAGTAACTGGGGCTGCCGCAGGAGACCTTTCTGGATTTACATTAACTATGGAGGGAATGGAAGAAACAGCTCCATACTTTTTAGCTAGTGGATTAATTACACCTGCATCAGAAACACCGATCAATCCAACACCATAATAATAAATTATGTGAAAATTAAAGCACTCTATATGGGTGCTTTTTTTTTGCAATAATATTTGTACAAAAAAACTTTTAATTTACGTTATATATAAAATGATTGTATTAAAAACAACAACATCAGAGCAAAATTTTAAAATCATACCAAGAACGTATGGTAGTCAATTTACTTTGTCAATTCGTGATGATAGTACAAATGTTGTACAAACGTATGAAATAAACAACGCTACAACGTCTGGTGATTATTTAACATTTAACCAAGCATTTAGTCCTGTACTTGTTGAAGGTCATTTTTACGATGTAAAATTATTTAGTGATCCTAATTTTTGGAATACTAATTATTTTTTATGGGAAGTTTACAACGAATTTTGGAATATAGACACAACAAACATAGATACTATATTTAAAGATAGAATATTCTGTACTGATCAAGAAATTGATCAAATGGATAATTTATATTATAAAATAAATCAAGGCCAATATATAACAGATAATTCTTATAATAATGATTACATTGTAATATGAAAAATAGAAAAAGAAACAATTTAGGACAATTTGTAAAAAATCCTAAATCACATATTGGTTTTGTAAATTTAAGTACATATACAAGTCCTGAAATAATCGAAGTTCCTAACCAAGATTGGATAGCATACGGAGATGACAACAATTATTTTCAATTTTTAATAGATCGTTACAATGGAAGTCCTACAAATAACGCTTGTGTAAATGGTATAAGCCAACAAATTTATGGAAAAGGATTAGGTGCTACAGATTCAAACAAAAAACCTGATCAATATGCACAAATGATTACATTATTTAAAAAAGATATTGTAAGAAAATTATGTTATGATTTGAAATTAATGGGTCAATGTGCTATACAAATAATTTATTCTAAAGATAGAAGTAAAATTGCACAAATTGAACATATGCCAATTGAAACGTTACGAGCAGAAAAATGTGATGAAAATGGTGAAATTCCTGCTTATTATTATTTCAAGGATTGGACTAAATTAAAACCAAGCGATCAACCATTACGTATACCAGCATTTGGTATGTCAAAAGAAAATATTGAAATATATTATATAAAACCATATAAATCTGGATTTTATTATTATGCGCCAGTAGATTATCAAGGTGGAATACAATATGCTGAATTAGAAGAAGAAATTTCTAATTATCATTTAAACAACATAATGAATGGATTATCTCCATCGATGTTAATTAATTTTAATAATGGTACTCCGAATCCAGAAGAGCGTGAAATGATAGAAGCTCGAATTGCACAAAAATTTAGTGGTTCAAGTAACGCAGGTAAATTTATTTTATCATTTAACGACAACAAAGACGCACAAGCTGAAATTACACCTGTTCAATTATCTGATGCACACAATCAATATCAATTCCTTTCTGACGAATCACAAAGTAAAGTACTTGTAGCACATCGTGTTGTAAGTCCAATGCTTTTAGGTATAAAAGACAATACAGGATTAGGTAATAACGCAGATGAAATTAAAACTGCATCTTTATTAATGGACAACACAGTTATACGACCATTTCAAGAGCTTTTAATCGATTGCTTTGATCAAATATTAGCTTTTAATGATATTGCATTGAATTTATATTTTATAACGCTACAACCATTAGAATTCACAGACGTAGATCGAAGCGTACAATCTGACGAAGAAATAGAAGAAGAAACTGGAATTAAAATGTCAGTTGAATTAAAACAAATTGACGGTAAAAAAGTTTACGAAACAAAAGAAGAAGCAGAACAAGCTGCTGAAAAAATGGGTTGTTCTGGGCATCACGAACACAAAGAAGGAGATAAAATTTGGTTTATGCCTTGTGAAAACCATTCTGAAATGTCAATAGAACTTGGCGAACAAATATTAAATAATTTAAAAGGCGAAATAATTAACGAAGAATGGGAATTAGTAGATGAATTAAATGAAAGCGCTGATATATCAAACGAAGATTGGGCTAATATTTGTATAAAAGAAAAAAAGAATTTATTTCAACAATTAAAAGATGAAATCACATCTAAACCTAATGGTTTCAGTTATTTAGATTCTAAAAATTATAAAATTAGATATAAATACGCTATTGGATCAACTAAACCAAGTAATTCTAGTCGTGATTTTTGCGAAAATATGATGCGTTTATCTAAATCAGGTATTGTATATCGATTAGAAGAAATCGACAAAGCAAGTCGTGATGGTGTAAATAGTCAATTAGGACACAAAGGTAAACCTTATGATTTGTTTAAATTCAAGGGTGGAGTTTATTGCCGCCACAAATGGAATCGTCAATTATATAGATTAAAAGCAAATACAAGTCCGTCTAAATTTTTAAATGATTATAAAAAAACAAGAACAATACCAAAATCATATATTAAAAATCCACGTGGAACAAAAGAATCGATCATAGCACCAATAAATATGCCAAACGAGGGGCATTACCCAGGAGTAAAATAGAAAAATTATGGCTACAGCATTATTTATAAATAGAACAGATTTAGTAAGAAATTCCATTTTAGATGGAAACGTTGATACGGATAAATTTATCCAATTTATAAAACTTGCTCAAGAAATTGATATACAAAATTATACTGGAACTGATTTATATAATAAAATATCAACATTAATTGCAAACGGAGAAATTGACGATGTTGCTAATGAAAAATATAAAACATTATTAAATACATATTTACAACCAATGTTAATTTGGGCAGCTCAAGTTTATTATATTCCTTTTGCAAGTTATACAATTAAAAACGGAGGAGTATTTAAACATCGTTCAGAAACAAGTGAAACAGTTAGTAAAAATGAAGTTGATTATTTAGTTGATAAAGCACGTGAGTTTATGGAATATTATTCAAGACGTTTCATAGATTTTATGTCATTTAATCAATCAAATTATCCTGAATATACAAGTAATACAAACGATGATATATACCCAGATTATGATGCATTATTTAATGGATGGGTGTTATGAGGTATAAACCAAAACAAAAAAACATTGAAAAACTTAAAACGTTTTTAAAAAAACAAGAAAAAATTAAAAATTATGGCAAGTCTATTTAATACAAGAATTTCAGATACTTATCCAGGGTTAATTAAAACCATTGATAATGCAGCTATAACAGCAACTTTAAAAGAAATAACAGACGGAACTGGAACTGGAACTGGATTATTTATAAATACAGTTGGTGATTTTAAAGTAAATTCTATTTTAGAATTCGGATCATTAAAAGATACAGCTGAAAATATTATTATAACTAAATTTGTTGATGCTGCTGATGGTATTTCTAATAATGATAATGACACAACAATTCCAACAACAGCTGCAATAGTTGATTATGTAGCTGCTCAAATTACTATAGAGGATTTAGATTTTACAGGCGACACAGGTTCTGGTCAAATAGATTTAGATTCACAAATATTTGCAATAAGTGGAACTACAAACGAAATAACAACATTAGCTTCTGGTCAATCATTAACATTATCTTTAGATTCAACAGGTGTTAATTTACCTGACAATTCAACTGCTATAACACAAACAGCAGGAGATAATTCAACAAAAATAGCTACAACATCTTATGTAGATACTTTAGATGCTGCAAGTGATTTAGATATTACAGACGGAACAAATAATGGTGATGTTAATTTAAATACACAATCATTAAGTATTTTAGGAACTACAAACGAAATAGAAACTGTTGTAAATGGTCAAGGTGTTACAATAGGTTTACCATCTACAATAAATACAAACTTAGTTGGTAACGTAACTGGTGATTTAACTGGTGACGTTACTGGGGATTTAACTGGTAATGTAACTTCAACATCTGTATTATCAAACGGTGTGACAGCTACAACACAATCTTCAAGTGATGATTCTACAAAAGTAGCGACAACTGCTTATGTAAAAGGTTTAAACAATGCAAGTGATTTAGATTTTACAACAGATTCAGGTAGTGGTGCAGTAGTTTTAAATTCTGAAACATTAAGCGTAGTAGGAACAACAAATGAAATTGAAACATCTGGTACAGGTCAAGAAATACAAATAGGATTACCAAGTTCAATAAGCACAAATTTAGTAGGAAATGTTACTGGTAATTTAACAGGCAACGTTACAGGAAACGTTACAGGCGATTTAACAGGTAATTCAGCAGGAACTCATACAGGAGCAGTAATTGGAAACGTTACAGGAAATGTAACTGGAAATGTAACAGGAGATCTTACAGGAAATGCAGATACAGCTACAGCTTGGGAAACTGCAAGAGATTTATCTTTAACAGGTCAAGCAACTGGAACAATATCAAGTGTTGATGGTACAAACAATGTAAGTGGTGCTGTAACGTTAGATAATAATTCAGTAACAG